AGATTCAAATATAAAATTTCTTCAAGTGTCTCTAAAGAAAGCAAGAGGAGGAGCCCAACTTGGTAAAATTACTGGAATGTTACAGGCAAAATATAAATTACCAAAATATGAGGTTATGCTTTCTACATTGTTGGAACAGGGTCAATTAGATGAATTGTTTGGAATAAACTTAAAGGCCGTCACTACATTTTTTAAAGATGTATGGGCAAAAGTTAAACAAGTAGTAAACAAGATTAAGAATTGGGGCAGGGCTTTAGCTAAAAGCTTCGAACAAAAATTTAAAAAACAGGTTAAAGATGATCTAAAAGGTCTTCAAAAACAATTAGATAGAGTTGGCCCAAGTGTAAATTTAAAAGAATGTTTTGTATATGATAAAAATGGATTAATTTGTGAGGGATTGAATCAAGAATTGACAAAATTAAATGTAAATCAATTGGATGTGGTAAGAAAAGGTATTTATGATAGATTGAGGGCGTTTGAATCTTCCGGTTCAGCAAATCCAGAATTTGCTTATAGAAAAACAGGGACATTATCTGGCGGCGACATTAATGTGGAAGATAGATATAAATTATTTTCAAATTATACTGGAATTTACGTTTTCAATTCAGTTATTTCGGCAAATAAAGGGGATATGTCGAAATTAAAGGCCGAAATGATTGCTTTACAAAAAGAAATGCTTTTTGGAAAAACTACACTACCAGTATATAAGGTTTATGGAGTTGGTAGCAAGGGTGGCGATACTTGGGAGTACTTGGGCGGAGCAAAAGAATTTGAAGCTGGAAAAGTTGGAAAATTTTCTGGAATGATTGGTGCTATTATAGGATTTCATGCTAATACCCAGGGAACTTATTATGCTCTAGAAAGTTCATTTTTATATGATATAGATCCAGATGATTCATCGGCAGTATATACTTTAAATAGAATGGGCACTAATGCTGGCGGTGATAGATTTTCTTTTGTATTTGAAGGATCATCCACTATTGGTGCTGATAAATTTCTAAAAAAATATGGAGATTAAATGTTCTCTTTTGAATCATTTCTTACAGAGCAAAAGAATCTCCACATGGAACATCTTGAAGATGAGGTGTTGAATCATGGAGTGGTGGGTACAAGAGATGCTATTAATTTTTTGAGATCTCTAAGAGATATGTTGGCGGGGTCTTCTTCATCATCTGTCAATGTGACTGTAAAATGGGACGGAGCTCCTGCTGTATTCGCTGGTATTAATCCAGAGAATGATCAGTTTTTCGTTGGTACGAAGGGGGTGTTTGCTAAGGCTTCCAAGATTAATTATACTCATGAAGATATAGATCGAAATCATTCTGGTGGTTTAGCATCAAAACTCAAGGTTGCACTTGATGAATTATCCAAAGCAGGAATTACAGGAATCCTACAGGGTGATATGATGTACAGCGCAGAAGATATAAAAAAAGAAACAATAGACGATGAAAGTTATATAACATTTCAGCCGAATACCATAGTGTATGCTGTACCTGTAAAGTCTAGATTAGCAGCTAAAATACTATCTTCCAAAATGGGTATTGTTTGGCACACCACTTATACTGGTGATACCATAGAGGGATTATCAGCATCATTTGGAGTTAGTTCTGGTGCTTTTAGTAAAACGAGATCGGTGTGGCAAGCAGATGCGTCATTTAAGGATACATCTGGATCTTCAACATTTACCAAGTCAGAAACAGCTAAAGTTACAGCTGTTCTTTCATCTGCTGGTAAAATGTTTCGTAAATTAGATTCTCAAATTTTGGTAATGATTACACAAGATGCAAAAACTCAATTAATGGTGAAAGCATATAATAATACGAAGGTGAGAGCGGGACAAGAAATCAAGAATACTGCTGCTCATACGGAGGGATTAATTAAGTATATTGAAGATAAGCTTCAGGCCGATGTAGATAAAGTTAAAAGAGAAGAAACTAAGAAAAATAAGCAAGAAATACTAGATAGATATATGAATTTTTTTAAAACTAAAAGGCGACAACTTGATCTTATTTTCCAGATGCAAAATATACTCATCGAAGCAAAATTATTGATTCTGCGAAAATTAGAACAGGTTAAGGGATTGACTAAGACTTTTGTAAAAACTTCTACTGGATATAGAGTAACGGCTCCAGAGGGGTTTGTTGCAATTGATACTCTTAAAGGTGGAGCAGTCAAATTGGTTGATCGATTGGAATTCTCCATGCAAAATTTTAATGCAGCTAAAAATTGGGACAAGTAATAAAAGAGGAAAAAATGAAAACTTACGAAGAAATTAGAGAAGGGTTTTTCAGTAAAAAAGAAAAAGAAGATCCAGATGAAAAGGAACTGAGCGATCTTGGCATGAAAGCTGCGGGTAGAGGTGGATGGTCTAAGAAAGAACAAGAACGATATAATGACCTTTGGATGAAAATGCACAAGAAGGGAAAAACCCCAACATTGCAGCCACCTAGTGTACATGGTGATGATTCATGGGGAACTAAGACTAAGAAACTCCAGAAAAAACTTAAACTTACAACAAGAGATCATGATGGAGTATTAGAGGGATATCAACAAGACCAAAATCTTGCTGATTTAATTCAAGATGGAGCAGAAAGTATGATTAAAGCTGCTAAGGGTGGCGATATGAGAGGTGTTGCTAGATATTATAAACAAATAGGAAAACTTTTGGCATGAAAACAGTAGCCTTTGTATTTGGAAGATTTAATCCTCCTACTATCGGACATGGTAAGTTGTTGAGTGCTTTGAAAGCGACAGCTCAACGAAATGGAGCGGATTATTATATTTTTACAAGTCAGTCACAAGATTCAACGAAAAATCCATTATATAAGGATCAGATTTTTCATTATATGTCTAAAATGTTCTCTAGTGAACGGAAAAATTTCCAAACTAAATCTAGTGTAAGGAATGTTTTTGATATTGCCACGGAATTTCATGGAAAATATGATAAATTAATTATGGTTGTTGGTAGTGATCGAGTTGCTGACTTTGAGTCTATACTAAATACATATAATGGAGTAAAATCTAGGCATGGCTTCTATGAATTTAAAGAGATTCAGATAGTTAGCGCTGGAGAACGTGATCCAGATATGGAAGGCGCATCTGGTATGAGTGCTTCTAAAATGAGAGCAGCTGCTGTTAGTAATGATTACGATTCATTTAAATCAGGCGTACCATCTAAAATGCGTGATAGTGATTCCAAAGATATGTTTAATGCTGTTCGTCAAGGAATGAAATTATCAGTAGTAACAGAACGATATAGATCAAAAAACAAAGTGACCGTTAAAACAATAGAGCCCGAAATAAATATTAAACCAGCAGAAGAATTAACCTGGCAAGGCTATACATCTAAAAATTTATCTACTTCTACAAAAGCGTTTGAAATATTTTCCGAAATCGTTAATGATATTGAAGAATCAACATTTTCAACTGCTCAGAAACAATACCTACGAAAATCAATGGAAATGGTAGATACTTGTTTAGGGTTGAGATTAATGTATCATGAAAAGGGACTTACAGAGTCGGATTTTGATAGATATATGGAGTTGTCAAGAAAATCAATTAGTTTGCTGGATCAAGTGGGTGCCAAATTAGGAATAGACTTCAATTATAATTTCTTAAATGAATATCAAATAGAAATCTCAGAACCAAAAGAGGTTAAAGAAGAGAAGCCAGTGTTGTCATTTGAGCAATTTAGAACAAAAATCAAGGAGATTTAAAATGTTAGGAGACTACCGAAAACTTTTATATGAACAAGAGGAAGCTCCAAAGAAGGCTCCGGCTCCAGAGGAAGAGGACAGCTTTGATGATTATGTAGATAAAGAAGAAATGAATAGACTCCTAAAAGCGTCTCAAGCAAAAGCTATTACTGGTAAAAAAGAAAAAATTGATACTAAACCACAAATAAAAGAATATGTAGGACATTTGCATACTATTCGGAATGTTCTGGCGAGCGATCAGACACAACCAGAAGAAGTAGAAGAATTAGATGAGGCTATATCTGATTGGTTTCCATCATTTATGTCTAAGATGGGTCTTTTTGGATCTAAAGCAAAAGCAGATGCATGGGCAAATGATGCAAATGTATTGAAGTCCAAAAAAGAAATCGTTGATATGTCTAAAGAAATGGCTAAAGATATGGCCGATGAAGAAAATGATACTCCAGCGAAAAAACAAGCAGCAGCTTGGGGTACAGCAGCTAGTGAAATGGGACTCGATAAAGATGGACTCAGGGATATGATGAAATCGGGAGGAATAGAGGATGAGGAATTGGTTAATTCTGCAGATAAAGCAGGAGAAGAAAAAAGAAAGGGAGATCCCAAGTTAGCTGAGAAATATGGAGAAGCAAAGAAAAAATTAGAAGCCAAAAAAGAAGAATCGGATACAGAAGAATCAAATGCGCTAGATTCGGAACAAAGGGCATTAGATCAAGAGGCAGCAGATGTCGATGTACAAACTGCTCAGGGAGAATCTGATAAAGTATCTACAGATAATGCAGCTGCGGAAAATGAAACATTAAAAGATAATATTGCACTAAAACAAAAAGAATTAAAAGACAAAGTGGCTGCGAATGGGAAATCAGATAGTACTTTCGGTGGTCTACTACAAAATACCAAATCCAAGCAGGAACGAGAAGCAGCGGCAACACCACCAGAAGGAGAGGGTGGCGAGGAAAAACCTGAAGGAGAAGGCGGCGAAGAAAAACCTGAAGGAGAAGGCGGCGAAGAAAAACCCGAAGGAGAAGGTGGCGAAGAAAAACCACCAGCTAATGGTAATGGTAATGGAAAAGAACCAGTGCCGGGAGAAAAAGGCGGAGAACCTATAACTAGTCAAGGCGATGCCGAAAAATATTATGATGAAAGAGGAGAAGCACCAGATGGATGGAAGTTTCAACCCAAAGAGGGCGGAAAAGTAGCAAATGCTAAAAATCCAGAGCAAACGGGCGAACTCATACAAACGGAGAGCAAAAAAATGGATATTTATAACACAATAATGGAAGTCCAAGTCAGTGAAGGATATGAAAGCAGTGTTCTTGCCATCCTTGATGATGAGGGAATAGAAGGCCCATTAGGATTCGATCCTTTTTTTGAAAAGGGAAAACTCCATGTAGCAAAAGGAGAAGAGAAAAATGCTACTAAGGCCCTCAAGAATTCTAGAAAAATTAAAAAACTTCCGAAGATAGTTGGAGAAGAAGTAGAAATAGAAGAGGCTCAGAGTGGAGATAAAGATGAATATGAGAAATTTTTTAAGGGCGCTTTAAAGAAATTTGGAGTCGATAGTCCAGCCGAACTCAAGGGAGACAAAGAAAAAGAATTCTATGATTATGTAGATAAAAATTGGAAAGGTGCTGACGAACAGACTGAAGAAATTGAAATGTCTAAAGAAGATGCTGCTGCCTTTATGACAGCGGCTTCTAAAGCGAAAGAACAAGGGAAAAAGAAATTTAAGATGGGTGGAAAAGAGTATCCAGTTACGATTAAGATAAAGATTCCAGAAGAAGTTGAGATTGAAGAGAGTATGGAATTACAAGCCACAATGGCACTAGATGATGCAGGAATAGAGTCTAATTGGAAAAAAGGAAAATTGTATGTCTCTAAAAAAGACATAAAGAAAGCAGAAAAAGCATTGAGTAAATCCTTCAGAAAAGGTGGAGAACCAGATTTATATCACGAAGAAGTTGAGATTGATGAAATTGCACCTTGGAAAAAAGGTAAGTATAAAGTTACAGATGGAAAAACTGGTAAAGTACTTGGTACGTTCAGCTCTGGTGAAAAAGCTCAAAAATATGTGGATAAGATTTGGGATAAAGGAGATTATGATTCTCTTACTGTGGAACTGGGCGAAGAGGTCGTATATGCCCGCGGAATTGATATTGATGAAGAAGTTGCAGATATTGCAATTCGTAAAGATGTTGGAAAGATGGGTAAAAATCAAGTTGCGGCCAAAGTAATGAAAAATGCAAGAAAATTATTTGGTTTAAAGGCATCAGTTAATGGAGAATATGTAAGAATTTCCGGCTCAAAGAAAAAGGTAAATGATTATCTAGCAGTAATAATAGGTAGGTCATCAAGTGGTGATGCAACTCAAAGGGGGCCAAGTAATCCACAAATAGACAAGATGTTGACTAAAGGTTTAAAAGAAGAACTTGAGATTGAAGAAATTGAACTGGAACAAGTCAAGGTCGATGGCAGAAAGAAGGGGTTCAAGGAAGCACTCA